TCGCTCAGAACTCCTTCGCTGGCTCCGCTTGCCGCGTTTTGGATTGTGAGCCTTTTGTCCACAATGGGTCCGTCCGGGATTGCCGCTCTCCTTACGGCGAACAAAAATTCGCCGAAATGGCTCCACAGCGGCTTGTGGGTATTGGCTGCGGCATACAAAGGCTCGTCTGACGGAGTTTTTGCCAGGAGTTCTCTTTCTTCAACCTTTTTCTGCGCCTCGATTGTCGCCTCAAGGTTCTTTATCTCTGTCTCCAGAGCGTCAAACTGTGTCTGCTCATCGGGGTTCATTGCTCTGCCTGCGTCAATCGCAGTTTTGACAAGTGCCGTCTGGGCAGCGATTTTTGCTTTTAACATCTCTTTAGGGTTCATATTCTCGCGCTCCTTTCATGGTTTTGGGCAATTTTTGAATATAGGTCAACCGGCACTTGCCGGAGTTCCTCGTCTTTGGGTGGTTCGGGAAGTATGGGATCAGGTACCGGATCGGGATCTTTGGGAGGCCCGGGATCATCTTTTGGTTTTGCGGGTTCGGAAAAGGCGATAAGTTTTTTGATGATGGATTCCGGATGTGCGAACTTGGACATGTCGGTCTCAATGCCGTTGAATATCAGAATCGTATTACTGATAGAGGCTGCTACCTTTTTTTCCTCTTGGAGTTCGTCGGCAAATCCGTATTCTACAGCTTCTTCGGCGGTCATCCATGTTTCGGCGTCAAGTATTGCAATGATTTCCTTATCAGTCATGCCTGTTTTATCGCGGTATATTGAAAGCATGGATTCCCGGACTTTATCCAGGTCGTCGGCCATTTTGCGCATTTCGTTGGCGTTTCCCCAGACAATGGACATAGGATTGTGATACATCATCATGGCATTCGACGGCATAAAAACTTTTCCAACTTTGACAAAGAATGTGGCTGCGCTTGCCATTAAGCCGTCAACGTAGACGTTCTTTTCCGCTTTATTCCTTTCGAGCATGTTCACCATGGCCTGCGCTGCGAACACATCGCCGCCCGGACTGTTGACATAAATGTTTAAAATGTCTATATCTCCAAGAGCGTCAAGGTCTTTTTTAAATTCTTTCGGAGTGACTTCGTCACCATACCAACTGACGCTTGATATCTCTCCGTAGAGTAAGAGCTCGCCGGATTTATCTCCTTTGGCTTGGAACTTCCAAAACTTTTTAGCTTTAAGCATTATTGTTCAACTCCTTTATTTTCAAGCATTTTGTAGATTGCTTCCGTCATGGCTTTTTGCTGGTCTGCGGGCTGGATTTTTCCCGCCTCGCCCATATTGAGGGGCTGCAGGTAGATATCGCCGTTGGGTATTGGGTTCATATTTTCAAGACGCCGGATGTCGTTGACCGACAGCCAGCCCCATTGTCGTCCGGTTGAGTATGATGCCGCCCTGGTTGCCATGTCGCCGCGCAGGAAAATGTCCATTTTGAATTCCGAGAAATAGCCTGCTTTACGCTCATCACGGGTCAGGAGCTGCAGGTTGATGTTTTCCTCTATGCGCTTCACCCAGGGGAGCATTGTATAAATGATGAATTCGAGGCTTTGATGCTCGATGTTGTTATTCGTCGCGCGGAGCAGATGCTGGACAAGGTGAAGAGGTACGCGGTAAAAGCGGCAGATCTCTTCGATTGAAAAATACTTGGACTCAAGTAGCTGGGAATCAACTGGATTTATGGTTAATTCTTTGACCGTCATGCCGTCTTCCAGGAGCCAGGGCTTCATAACGTTTTTTATGCCTGTTACCTTTTCCTCCAGCTGCTTTTTCAGCCTTTCCCTGGCGTCGTCTTTAAGGGTTTTGGGATGGGATAACGCCATGTTGGTGTTGGCGCCGTTTTTATAAAAATTGATGCCGAAGATCTCGTATGTCAAACCGAGTTCAATTGCTTTTGCGGCGTAATTTACCGGGATGATTCCGGTTATCCCGTTCATGCTGACGCCCGGGATGTGGAATACGTAATCGCGGGTCATTGTCTTTTCTTTCGATATCCCGCCCTCGTCGTACTCAACTTTATAGGTCATGCGCTTCGTATTTTTGTCGCGTTCCTGAGTCACATTCTCATAGTCAAGCAAATATAATGCCATGAGCTCCGGTACCTTGCTGCTGCTGAAAATTTTCTGTGCATATCCGTTGCCGCCCAAACAAAGATTCATCATCAGTCCTTCTTTAAAGTTAAAAGGCGTTGTTTCCCAATTTGGCTCAAAGTGCAAAATATCGTAGAGGCCGATATCGTTGGCTTCTTTTTTGCTCAAGTCTTCTTGCTTGCGGTATGTGGCGCAGGGCATGCTGGCAAGGGTTTCGGAAAGCACTCTTGTGCAGGCCCACATTGCGGAGTATTTCAGAGCGATTTCGCGGTCTATCATAAAGGGCGTGTTCTGGCCGGAGTCGTCGCCGCTGATGAATGCCTTGTACCATTCGCCGAAGCTGGCTGAAAAAAGTAATCTTGCCTTGCCTATGAAATTCAATCCTTCACCCCCTTATAAAAGAATTGAGCCTGTGCTGTCGTAAGCGCTTGCATTGTTTAAATGTTCTATTGCGCGGTTCATGGCATTTATCAGCGCCACGATTCCGTCTATCCTTTTGTTCCTGTCCCGGCCTTTTACCGGCCTGACATTGTCGTTTTCGTCCTGCTTGACATCCAGGTTGTCGAAGTTCCAGTTAAGTACCGGGTGGTTCCCGTGGTTCATACGTTCGCCGGTCAATAGTGCTTCGAGCTCTTTCATTGGCGGGGACATGCTCTTGTATCCCTGCCTTACCTCCATCATTTCAAATCCGTCGTCTTCCAGTTCGATTGCCGTTTGCATTGCGTTCCAGGGGTCGTATCCGATTTCTTCTATGTCAAATTTGTCGTGCAGTAGGTTGATTTCTTTCCGGATGAATTGGTAATCCACCACATTGCCGGGCGTTGTCTTTAAGAATCCGGCTTTCACCCACCGGTCGTAAGACATGTGGTCTTTTCTCACGCGCTCCCACATGTTGTCATCCGGAATCCAAAATGTTGGGAGTATGTCCCATTTGGGGTTTTCGTTGTCCGGAGGAAACAGCAGCACGAACGCGGTCAAGTCCAATTTTCCCGATAAGTCCAGGCCGCCGTAGCATACTCTGTCTTTCAACTTTTCCGGTACAATGATTCCGGCGTTCTTGTTCCATATTGCGAGGGGCAGCCACTTCGACGTCTTGACCTTTATCCAGATATTCAATCTGAGCTGCTGGAAGTTCAGCTCGTCACCCTCATTGCCTTTAGCGCTGTCGTAGGATTCCTGTATCGCGCCCTCCCTGAGCGCAATTCCGTCCGAAGGGTTGACAAGTTTCCATATTTTCTTATCGCGCCAGGCTTCTTTTTCCTTGCCTTTGTATTTCTCGCATTCCCTGCCAGTCCATATGCGCTTGTTATCGGGGTCAAAGCCGTATATCACGGGGTAAAATGTTGGGTCGTTGCGCTTTTTAAGCAGGATATTTTCAGCTTTTTCATGAACTTCCCATCCGATTGATGTCCGTTCCGGGTCCCTGCCGCCTGTGGTAATGTAAAAGTATAAAGGCTGCCGGCGCGCATCACCGGATCCGAAGGTCATTACGTCGTACAAATCACGGTTGGGCTGGGCGTGCAGCTCGTCAAACAGGCAGGCCGACACATTCAAACCGTGTTTTGTGAAGGCTTCGGAGCTGCAGACCTGATAAAAGGATTTCGTCGGGAGGTACACAAGCCTGTGCTTCGACAGTATGGGTTTCATCCTTTTTCTAAGTTCGGACTCCTGGTCAACCATTTCCACAGCGACGTCGAATGCCAGGCTGGCCTGCCCTCTGTCAGAAGCGCAGCCGTATACTTCCGCCGCCCATTCATCATCCGCGCAAAGCTGCTTGAGTCCCAGGGCTGCCATCAGTTCGGTTTTGCCGTTTTTCTTCGGGATTTCGATATAAGCGATACGGTATTGGCGCGTCCCGTCTTTTTTCAATGTGCCGTAAATGTCTGTTACAATTTGTTCTTCCCAAGGGAGCAATTCAAATGGGCATCCATGCCACGGGTCTTTTACGTGTTTAAGCCCGGTTATAAAATCAACTGCTTTTTGGGCTTGCTGTTCTCCGGTCACGGTTCATCACCTGCTTAAGGTCTGGCTGAATTTACTGGCTCTTTCGGGTGACTTCGGAGCTACCATGCCAACGCGGTCGGCGGGAGATAATCCGAATTTGCCGAGATAGACGGACACCAGTTTGGCGTATGACTGGGCAATGGATATCTGCGGCAACTGCTGATAATACCCGGCAGGAGTTTTAATCATGAAGCCATTAAAGTTGCCTTCCTTGTCATGTCCCAATTTATCAAGAAGTTCTTCAGTCTCAACCCAGCGTTGATAAGTTTTGCAAAGCACGGATAGCGCAATACCGTCAAGCTCAGTCAGCAATCCCAAATCATGCAGTCTTGGCGACAGGAAATTCCATTCCTTTAACGCCTCGTTTTTTATAATCCTTGCCCTGCGTGGTTTCAGCGGCTTGGGCTTGGGCTCGTCCTGGTTAATAGGTCTGTTACCCGGATTGCCCATAAGCACCTTCAAAGTTGTAGGCGTCTTCGGTCTGCCGCGCTTGTTTCCGGTCATAAAATCACCCCATAAAAAAAGAGCCTTTCGGCTCAAATTTGCATAAAAAAAGGAAAGAGCAAATGCCCTTTCCTTGGTCACACTTTTAATTGTCTACAGTATAGCATGTACAAAATATCATGTATATAACATCATTATATCACCATAATTTATCAAATGCTAAACACCCGCTTGTGCTTGCAGCAGATGCTTTTTAAGGTCGTCCTTGATGTAATATTTTTTGTTGTACTTCTCAAGTTTGTCAACTATGGTGTATGCAAACCTATCCCAGTCGATTTCCTTGTCGGGTTTGAAGCGGCTGATTTTGCCTACCTTGTATAAATCCACATGCTCGTGCGTAACATCTAGGAGTTTATAGACTTCCTCATCGTCGAGGACCGGCTCGAAGGATACCCATGTTTCAATGCCTGCCTTCTTAGCTGTCATAATTGTTGCAATCCTGTCTCCGGGAAGCGCTGCCTGCGGTTCGTAGTACAGACTTTTTACGGGATCCATGAAAGTGAGTGTGGTTGCGAAAGCGTCGCCAGGTTTGTAGAGGTCGAAATCGCGAAGAGCACGGTGGCCGGCTTTGGTCAGAATCTGGAATGGGATGTTGTAATGCTTGAACAAAACCAGCGCGGCCCTGGTTGCCATGATGGTATCGTCAAGTTTCTGGTATGGGTCGCAGACGAAACTGAGAAGCACCCTTTCCTTATTGCCGGACTTCTGAAGTCCAATGCAGTCCTTCTCAAGTTTCTCTATGATTGCGGTTCTGAGTGATTGGATTTTGTAGAATTCTTTTCTGTCGCGTTTTGTACAGTCCGGGGCGTAGCAGTAAAGGCAGCCGTGATTGCAGCCAGAATAAAGGTTTGCCGCCAACGGAGAATATTCTCTTGCTCTTCCGGATGGTTCGTAGATAACTTTCATTTTTGACATTTCAAAAACCTCCATTTTCTTCTATTATATCACAAATATGACTGCTATGCAACGCTATTTTATATCATCACTCTCTAGCTCGGCATTGCTTTGTTTTCCTTTAATTATCAAAAAATATCGACCTTGTAGGATTCGTTTTGAGCCATTGTTTGAGCTATGGCATATATTAATGAGTCGGGCATTTTGGGTAAGGTTAAAGGCGGTTGTAGGCCCTCGCTACAATGGCGGTATATCGGCGTTTGCGGGTTTCTGCTGTAAGTTATTTACAAATTTCCTTTGTGATTT